AGCAGCAAACGGTGAAGTTTTAAAATACAATGGTTCCAATTGGGTCAACAGTGCTGTGCCATTGAACGCATTTGGCACTGTGACTGTATCAGGGTCTGGCATCAACATCACACCAGATCAATTGAATGACACATTGACTTTTGTAGCCAGCACAGGTATCAGTATGACTGCTGATGCAGGCACTGACAGCATCACCATCACCAACACAGCACCCAATGTGGTGCAAAACGTATTCACCACTGTGTCAGTGGCAGGTCAAACATCAGTGGCAGCAGACACCAGCACAGACACACTCACATTGGTGGCTGGCAGCAATGTGACCATCACCACAGACAGTGGCACAGACAGCATCACCATAAACGCCAGTCAAAGCAATTCATTTGTGAGCATAGCAGTGGCAGGTCAATCACCAGTGTTGGCAGACAACACCAGCGACACATTGACTTTGGTAGGCAGTGGCATCACCATCACCACTGACTCCGTGACTGATACCATCACATTCTCCAATGCAGGCGCAGGATTAGAAGCAAGAAGCACTGCTGCAGGCGTGACTGCTAGTTTGGGCAGTTTGGCTTCTGCAGATCTCAACATCACGGGATTCAAAGGCTATGTTCTTTTAAAAATTCAAACATCAGTGGCAGCTTGGGTAAGATTGTACACAGATGGCACCAGTAGAACAGCAGATGCCGGCAGATTGGAAACAGTGGATCCAGATCCAGGAGCAGGAGTAATAGCAGAAGTGATCACCACAGGTGGACAGACCATACTGATGTCACCAGCTGTGATGGGATTCAACAATGAAACTGTGCCCACCACCACCATACCTTGCAGAGTGACCAACAAGAGTGGTAGCTCGGCAGCGGTTACTGTGACTTTGACTTTGATTAAAATAGAGGCATAATACATTATGTCAAATGTTCTAGACTACGTCACCACAAAGAAATACATTGTCACTGTGTATGATCACAATGATCTGGATGCTGTGTATGCAGATTTAGAAACTGCAGGCATGGCTCCTCCCAACACTGAAATTCTGCGTGATGTGCAGTGTGTGGACCGCAGGCCTTCCAGCAGAAACACAGTGTACAAACTGTGTGATTGGGAAGCTGCAGAATTGAAAAATGATTCCAGAGTAAAATCAGTCACGTTGCATCCAAATGAATTGGGAATCCAAGCAGGTCTCAATAATATTTCACAAACCAGTAGCAATTGGAACAAATCCAGCAGCACTGGTTCCACAATGAAAAATTTTGCTTTGTTGAGATGCACCGAAGGTGTTCAGCGTGCAGGATGGGGCAGCAATGGTACCACCACACAAACTGCCACCATACAACTGTCACAAACTGGCAAAAACGTGGATGTCGTAATTTGTGACGACGATGGATTGGTGGTGGGTCATCCAGAATACGCAGTGAACGCTGACGGTACCGGAGGCAGTAGATATATTCAATACAATTGGTTTCAACACAATCTTGCAGTCAAAGGCACCATAGCCAGCAATTATTCCTATGGTCAAGAAGATCATTCCTCACACGTGGCTGGCACAGTGGCAGGCAACACTCAAGGTTGGGCAAGGAGTGCTAACATTTATAATATTTTTTATTTTGCTGGAGCCACAAACGATTTGACTTTTCCTTATGTGATAGATTATGTGAGACAGTTTCACAGCACCAAAGCAGTGAATGTTGCCACAGGCAGAAAAAATCCCACCATAGTAAACAACAGTTGGGGCATGAGTCTATTTGCTTTCGAATGGTCATTCAATGATATCACAGCAGTCACATACAGAGGCACACGTTTTACGCCTGCAGGTTTAACCACTTTTCTAGGTACCAGTGGAGTTTGCACCACATCCACTCTGCTGGCCAATCTTCCTAATTTGGAACTGGGTGGCAATAGAATCACCACTGTAGGCACTGTGGCTGTGGTGCAAGGCACAGTGACTTCGATACCGGTCAGCTGGTCACAGCCTTCCAATTCATCTGCTGTGATACAAGACACTGTTCAACCTGCTGCAGAATATGTGGTCACTGTGAACACCACTGCCAACAATGTCACCATGAGAGTGAGAAGTCAAGTGGCTGCTGGATCACAGACTGGTGTGACCACGCTCAGTGTGAGAATACAGATAGTCAATGCTGTAGGTACTACGGTGTATGATGTCACGAACGGGCCTTTCACTAGTGTGGATGGTGGCAGTGTGTCAGCCACTGTGGATAACACAGTGACATTGAGCACTGCTGGCAACTACACCATCACATATTCTACCTCATTATCTCAACCACAGAACAATCCCACAAGATCTTTTGACATGATGGCAGATATCAATATCACTCCAGGCACCACTTCAGCCACAGTGACCAGCATAGGCAGCAGTTTGTTGGGGGCTGCCAGTTTGACTGCATCCACCACTCCCACTGTGGGCAGCAACGATGATGGTTATTGGACTTTGTCTTTGCCTTTCAATATTTCATATTTAGGTGTGACCTACAATCAAATATTTGTGGGTACCAATTGTTATGTCACTTTTAGCAATGGATCAGTGGTGTACAGTGGAGTCAGTGTAACTAATCCTGCTCTGCCCAAAATAATGTGGTGTGCTAGAGACAACAGTGTGCAAAGAATTTACTATGGTGTGGAAGGTGTTTCACCAAACAGAACATACAGAGTGAGACAGGAAGGCACAGCCACCATATCAGGCACTGTGGGCAGCCCCACAATGATCAGTGAGTGGACGTTTTACGAAGCATTTCCTGATAGAATAGATCTGCAAACAGGCATCAACAGTGCCAAAAGCACAGGTGGCACATTCACCACGCAACAATTGAATGATTGGGGATTTATTGCCAGCCAACGTATTCCTGTGAGAGTCACAGCATTGGATGACGACCTGGAAGACGCCTATGCTGAAGGCATTATTATGACAGGCGCAGCAGGCAATGGCAGTTGGAAACACGAAACACCAGGAGGGTTGGATTGGAACAATACTTTTGAAATGGGTGTGAGATATCCAGGGAGTGTGGCTCAACCTTACTATTATATGAGAGGTACCAGTCCCACTGCCAATGACAACACCACTGTGGGCACACATAATTTGCCTGCTATCTGCGTGGGTGCTGTGGACATCACTTCTACTGAACAGAAAGTTACATTTAGTGATTGTGGTGCAGGAGTGGATATATTTGCACCAGGCACCTTAATTATCAGTGCATTACCCAGTGGTGTTGCTGATCCAAGAAATGCCAGTTTTTATATCGGAAAATTCAGTGGCACATCCATGGCCAGTCCACAGGTGTGTGGAGTGTTGGCGTGTGCGTTGGAAACCTATCCCACCATGAATCAAACTCAAGCCAAGGCATACATCACAGGCATTGCCAAAACTGCACAGTTAACTGGCACCAATGGTGGACCCGCAGATGGACAGGATCTGCAAGGAGCACCAAATCTCTATTTGTTTTATAGAGTAGAACGCAAGATCAGTGGCAACACATTTCCTAAAATCAACAACAAACAAAAACCCACTGCTGGATCAGTGTTTCCCAGAACTAAAATCCGCAGAACGATCTAACACAGATAAATACAGTTATGCCCATAAGCACCATAAACATAGGAACAATTGCCAATGATGGCACAGGTGATGATTTACGCGAAGCGTTTATCAAAGTCAATAATAATTTTGCTGATTTAGCTGCTAGAGATCCTGAAAACACTTCTATCATTAACAGACTGGTAGACAGCAGCACTGTGAAAGGCATATTCTATCAAAAAGTTGGTGCGGAATTACAATTAAAAAATTTAGAAGCTGGCAGCAATATCACGCTGTCCACCAACAATGATAAAATCACTATCACTGCATCAGGCATAATAAGTTTGGGCATAGTGGGCAACACAGGACCAGTGACCACATTGGTCAACGGCAACACCCTACAAGTATTGGGCACACTGGCAGGAGCTACTAGAACAGAAATGATCAACCAGGGTGGATTTCCCACACTGAGAGTATCAACACTATTATCCAATGAATCTAATCCCACACTGGGAGCCACACTCACAGGGGCCAACAACAACATAGTGGGGATAAACACAATACAAGCAGCCAATGTGCAATCTTTGGTATACGGCTTGAGTCTAGATGATAGAGATTCTTTCATAGGATTTGATCTAGGTGATATCAATTTAGATGGCAGTAATCAAAACAACATCACTAATCTGCTGGATTTATTCTTTGCGGTAAATCCTGTGGACTTGGGCACCATAACAGGTCCCAGTGCTGCTGTGCATGACTTTGGCGCCATCTAATTTTTCCATAAATACAACATATGAGCAACTTGTGGACACAACCAACTGGCTATTCTTTAGGCACTATTACTGAGAGGACTATCACAGCAATCAATCTGCCTATCACAGCAGTGGATGCAGTGACTTTGATAGCAGGCAGTTTACCCGCTGGATTAAGATTACAAAACGCTGCCATAGTGGGCACCACACTGGAAGTGACTAGAACCACCCAATCTAGATTTGTGTTGCGAGCAAAATTAGGCACTGATATTCAAGATCGCACCTACACTATCACAGTGGCGGGTCCAGATGCTCCCACTTGGATCACCCCAGCTGGCATATTGCCCGTAGGAGTCAACGATGCTTTGTTCATATTGGACAGTGCTTATGTGGATTATCAATTGTTGGCCACAGACACAGATTTATCAGCAGGTGATGAGTTGGAATATTTCATTGCTAGAGGTGATGGCACACTGCCACCAGGCATCACACTGACCAAATCAGGCAAATTGACTGGAGTGATAGATCCTATATTAGCTTTGGATACATCGGCTGCCAGCGGAACCTATGATGCCAACACATATGGTGCTTTTCCTTTTGATTTTGGACTGAGAAGTGCCAACGGTTTTGAAAGTTTTTTCTATGATGTGGAATTTTATGATTTTTCCATTCCCACCAGATCACCACGCAAACTGAGCAGATACTATGAATTCACAGTGAGTGTGAGTGACGGTGACACTATCACCAAAAGAAAATTTAGAATATTTGTGGTGGGCGATGATTTTTTACGTGCAGACAACACCATGCTGCAAGTGGGTGGTGGTGTGTTCACATCTGACGGCACATACATTAGAACTCCACAGTGGCTCACTCCAAGAAACATTGGATACAAGAGAGCCAACAACTATGTGACAATTTTCTTAGAATTGTATGATCCCAACACCATCACAGGCTATGTGGGCTACACATTGAGACCCACCAATGATGATGCCACAGTGAGCACACTGCCACCAGGTTGCACATTGGACAGCACATCAGGTGAAGTGGCAGGCAGAGTGCCATATCAACCAGCAGTGACCAAAGAATACAAATTCACTGTGAGGGCTACTAGATTTGGCGGCAACAATGAAAGTCTAGCTATCAAAGACAAAACATTTGCGGTAAAAATTCTAGGTGAAGTGGACAGTGTGATCACTTGGCTCACAGAATCTAACCTAGGCAGCATCAATGCAAACTTTATCAGCACACTATCAGTCAAAGCTCAAACCACAGTGCCCAATGCTGTGTTGAGGTATGTGGTCACTGCAGGCGCACTGCCCAATGGATTAGTGTTGGCTTTGGATGGAGAAATATTAGGCAAAGTGAGACAATTTCCATTGGCAGGATTATTAGGATTAACCACATTTGACGCTAGAGATTTTACATTGGATGCTGGAGACACCAGCATAGACAGACAGTTTCTGTTCACTGTGGAAGCCCGTGACCAATTTGGTTACAGTGCAATCACAAAAACTTTCACGCTCAATGTGACAGCCACCAGCGATCTACTTTACAGCAATCTTTATGTGAAACCTTTGCTGAAACCCACACAGAGAAACACTTATCTTACACTAGTGGGCAATCCAGAAATATTTGTGCCTACTGCCGTTTATAGACCCAGCGATGATTTATTTGGCATACAAAAACAATTAAAAATGTTGATATACGCAGGCATTGAAACTAAAACTATAAATTATTATGTGGCAGCCACAGTAAAGAATCATCGTCGTAAAAGATATCAGTTTGGGGAAATTAAAACAGCCATAGCCAAAACTCCTGGCACCAACGACATTGTGTATGAAGTGGTGTATATACAAATGATTGATCCTCAGGATCACCCCAGTCAACAGGTGCAGAGCAAAATAAAAATTAAAAATCCAAACAAGATCAACATCACTCAGACTGATATAGAAGTGATTGATGATGTGACCAAACTCAATGTGGGAGGCAGTTCTTACACATTGTTCACAAATAATAATTTGCCACTGGCAGTGGGAGCCATAGGCACTAATCTGCAAATCTATGCTAGACAAGGCAGTTTGATATTGAATCTTGACACAGGTATATTATCAGTTACACTGGCCAATGGCTCTGTGATCACCGTGGGCAATGTGGTGGCCAATGCCACAGATCCTTTTAGATTTAGACCCAATACCGGAGTGATCAAAGTTGACAGTAAAATATTAAATGTGGCCAATGCCAACGACATAGAAAGATTCATCAGCAATACCACAAACATGCGAGCAAATATTAGAGCAGTGGGCAGCACTGAAAATGAGTTTTTACCTTTGTGGATGAGAACTGCTCAATCTGGACAGACACAGGTTTTAGGCTATGTAACTGCTGTGCCGCTGTGCTACTGCCAACCAGGCACCAGTGCTAAGATTTTGGCAGCATTAAAAAACAATGGTTTTGACTTCAAAAACATAGACTTTGAAATTGACAGATACATCATAGACAGTACCACAGACAGTGGTGTGGAGCAGTATATTATGTTTCCTAGCTATCAATATAACATTTAAACAGTGATTGGAACAGATAAATAAACACAACTATAAGGAAGCACTATGCCAAGCAACATTAACACAACCAATCTAGATGAAACATATCCTGTGGCAGGACAGGACAACAACAGCCAAGGATTTAGAGATAATTTCACCACCATTAAAACAAATTTTTCCACTGCCAAAACAGAGATAGAAGCACTACAAACCAACACAGCAAAATTAAACGCCACAAATAACTTTGCCAACAATGTAATTTCAGGAGCAAAATTTACCAACAATAATTTGACTGTTTATTCAGCTGGCAACGTGTCCACTGCGCAAAACATCAGTTTGAATAACGGAAATTTTCAAACTTTCACAGTGACAGCCAACCTTACATTAACATTAACAAATTGGCCCACAGTGACCTCAGGCATGAGCAGTGTGATTGTAGAAGTGAGAAGCAACGGTGTTCAACGCACAGTGGTATGGAGTACAGAGAACGCTGGATTAATTTACAAAGACTCTGCTTTTCCTAATCCATTCTTAGTGAACGCAGCACAAAATCCAATGTATGTGGAGTTCTGGACCTACAACCAAGGCACCACAGTGTTTGCTAAATTTTTAGGCACATTCATCAATTAATCTAATTGGGAATACCATGTTCCATCCACTCAGCGAAGATCTAAGAGAATACAGTATAGCTCAATTGGAAGCCAAATTATCTGAACTGCGCAAAAAATATTTTCAAAGCCGCAATCCTGAGTTGCGTCAACAAATTGGAGTGTTTGTGGATGTGTACAATCAAGAACTCAAACAGAGATTGGCAGCAGAACAGTTGAAAATGGCTAAAGAAACCGGAAAAGATCTTGACAATCTCATCAATATAGACTAAAATAAGCATAATAAATCATTATGCGAACAGACAGTTTAGGACTTCCTATATTCGATCATCAAGACGCAGTGGATCTGATCTATCAAAACAGATTGGCAGTGTTGCAGGATCTTAGATTTGACAATCACAAAGAAATAGATCATTTCAATCAATCAATAAAATTTACTGGAGTAGGTCAAACTTTGCAGAAATATCAACCCATGCTGGTGGACGTGAAAGAATTTGATCAGTTGTTGCAATCAGAATGGTTCATGCCCAAAGAGGCTGCCGATTTTGATATTGAATCCCACATCATCAGCATCACTCCTGCGGGCAGCGAACAAAGAGTTAAAGAAGAATTGGCAGCATTTAAACAGCACAATTATATCAATCTATTAAAGTTTTTACATTATTTGGTACAAAACATGCGATCCAGCAATATGTTGTGGGGAGTGGGCAGAGGCAGCTCAGTGGCTTCCTATGTGCTGTATTTGCTGGGTGTACACAGGATAGATTCCATCCAATATGGCTTGGACTGGAGAGAGTTCCTTAGATAAATACATACATTATAGGAGACAACAAATATGGCTATCAAACAAAGTGGTAACAAAGTTTATCGTACCATGCAGGGCAAACAGATTGATATTGATCTGTTGAGACAACGCAACGAACTGACTCCGGCTGTGGGCAATGCTAGAGTGAATGCTCGTGGTGATGAATTGGGACCTGGTGGAAAAATTGTTCGCAAACGTGAGGAAGTTTTGGCTGATTATTACAGAGATCATCCACAAACTGTGCCTACTAAACGATCTAAAGCACCAGCAGAAGCTGCCAACGAAGAGTGGGTGGAAGATGCTGAAGGAAACTACACTAAGAAAAAATAAACTATGAGTTCATATCATACTCTCGAAGGAGACTTGATCCCGATTAAAGATCGTGTGATTGTGAGCGACATGAGCTTTGATTCATTCAAAACCAAAGGCGGTATCATACTCACTGCAGATGATGGCAAGGTGCATGGTATCAAACCCAGATGGGCCAAAGTGTATGCCAAAGGCCGAGACAACACAGATGAATATGTGGTGGGTGATTATATCTTGGTGGAACACGGCAGATGGACCAGAGGTGCCAAAATCAAAACTGATGGAGTGGAACACACAGTAAGAATGGTGGAAGCCGAAAGTGTGCTGTTGTGGGCCAAACAAAAACCAGAAGATTGGTACGTGGCCAAAGAAAGTCAGCTGTAAAACACTTGACATTCATCACTGTTTCGCATATACTAACAGTATGAAATTTCCTGAAACTAGAAGTCCTGGATTGAACAACACTGGTGTGGTGGGCATTGTGCTAATGACACTGCACATTTTGGGATATCTTGTGGGTTGGTGGTGGATGTTGTTATACATACCATTCATAATGTCTGGCATAGGACAAGAATACATTAGAAGAAACTAATGAAAGAACTTTGGACAGAAAAGTATAGACCTCGCACATTAGATCAATATGTGTTTAGAGATGAACATCAAAAGAAACAGATTCAAACTTGGGTCAAAGACAAGAGCATACCACATTTGTTGTTCAGCGGGAACGCAGGCATAGGCAAGACCACCCTAGCTAAAATATTATTAAATGAATTGCAAGTGAATGATCTAGACGTGCTGGAAATCAATGCCAGTAGAACCAACTCAGTGGATGACGTGAGAGCAAAGATTGTTAATTTTGTGCAAATGATTCCATTTGGAGATTTCAAAGTGGTATTGCTGGATGAGGCAGATTATCTCAGTCCCAATGCACAGGCAGCTCTGCGTGGAGTAATGGAAGAATATCATACCACGTCAAGATTCATACTGACCTGCAACTATCCCAACAGAGTGATCCCAGCGCTGCACAGCAGATGTCAAGGATTCCACATTGAGCGTGTGGATCAAACAGAATTCACAGCTAGAGTGGCAGAGATATTAATGAAAGAAGGAGTAACTCCTGATTTAGAAACCTTAGACACTTATGTCAAAGCCACATATCCTGATCTAAGAAAATGCATCAACGTGGTGCAGATGAATGCACAGAATGGCACATTGATGAAACCACAAAAGAGTGATATGAATGAAACTGATTACAAACTAGGCATGGTTGAACTGTTCAAAGCAGGCAAAATTACAGAAGCAAGGAAGTTGGTGTGCAGTCAAGTTAGACCAGATGAAGTGGAAGACATATTCAAATGGATGTATGACAATGTCACACTGTTTGGCAATGAATCTCGTCAAGAAAAAGCCATAATGATTATTAAACAAGGGCTGGTGGATCACACATTGATAGCAGATCCTGAAATAAATCTTTCTGCTACCATGATCAAACTTTCCCATATGGAATAACATGTACAGAGCCAGTCACATATTAGTCAGTTATCAAGGTGCTACCAGATACACAGGTGTAAAAATCCAAGAAGAAGCATTATTTGAAGCTGTTAGAATAAGAAATGAAATTGCTCAAGGTATGATCACATTTGAAGATGCTGCTGTGAAATACAGTGATTGTCCCAGCAAAGTTAATCAAGGCAATCTAGGCACATTCAAACCCAACACCATGGATCAAGATTTCGTGGCTTTCATAGACACATTGCAAGTGGGTGAAGTCAGTGGAGTTTGTCCCACAGTGTACGGCTATCACATCATACGCAAGAATTAATCACCATACACATCCAACACTTCACGCACAGCAGGATGACGTTCAATGTCTCCTTTGTGGAAAGTTACCACATCTATGCGATTGGCAACATTCTGACGATTTAATTTTTCAATAAAATCCAACAGTCCGTTGTTGTGTTGTCTGTCTGCTTGATTAAGATCACCTGTCACTGCCATCTTGGATCCTGCACTCAGTCTGGTCAACAGCATTTTCATCTGACTTTGTGTGGTGTTTTGACACTCATCTGCCACAATAAAAGCCTTCACAAAGTTTCTGCCTCGCATGAATGCCAAAGGTGCTATTTCAACCACACCTTCATACAGCATGTTGCGCAGATCCTGTGTTCTAAAATATTCCTGAAACACATCAAATATAGGACGTGTCCAAGGAGCCATTTTTTCCTCCAGTGTGCCTGGTAAAAAACCTATGTCCTCATCCACGCTCACAGCTGGTCTGGTGATTATGATACGATCCACCTTGCGTTCTTTGAACATTTTGATGGCCACCTGCACCGCTAGCAAGGTCTTACCAGTGCCTGCAGGACCCACACCGAATACTATGTCTTTGGCAGGGTCTAACAGTTTGATTAGATAGGACTCTTGATTCTTGTTGCGGGGAATTATTTGGACATCTTTTTGTTTTTCTATTTGATATTGATTGATTTGCAGTACATTATTGTGTTTAGAGCGCTTTTTGAAAGCATTTTTTGAACCCATCGACTCTCCTTTGTTGAAGATAATGTACAAATATTTATCGGTATTAACACATAATAAAACTAGTATGTTATAAGCCACTGTGTGGCTAAATACACTGGATAGGTACAATTATGCATGACACAGCAGATATTTTAAAAAACATAGAGACCATATACAGCAATGACAATGCCTTTGCCATTATCAAAGACTTTGAAAGAGTGCTGGATGAGTTGGATTTGTATGTGTATGACAACTGGAAAGATGGTGAACTGATTGAAGGACCCATCATGACCAAGCATTATGTATCATGCAAATTCATGTGGCCCATGAAGCAGATGCCAGACCCTATGGGTGGCAAAAGATTATTGGATTATGACTGCAAGGTCACATACAAAAAAGATCAATTGATTGCTCCTCGAAAAATTGTGGAACCAGATGATGTGAGACCAGGCACCAAAAAAGGCAAGTTGGACACCATGCCCATTTGGATAGTGGAAATCACCATGCCCATTAATCTTATGAAAAATATCTATGACGGCATGCAGAATCAGCTGCAATACAGCAATGAACCAGTCAAAGATGCTGTGGTGCCAGACATTCAACCTGCGGAGCAAATTCAACCCATAACTGCAGAGACATAAAATGGCATTGAACAAACACGATCTCAAATACTGTGTGGACCATATCTTTGAAGTGGATTCATATCAATCCAAAATGGGCACTGATGAAAAGATAGTGGTGTTGAGTTTCAGAGTCAAACCCATGCAGGCTGCAGAAGATCTTGTTAATTTTATTGAAAAAGGCTATGAATTTGTGTTGGACGCAGACAAGACCAGCGGTGAACAGTCAGATGGTTACTACAGAGTGTTTGTGGAAATGGAACGCAACAGACACGCGGGCAAACAGATCACTGAAATTTTAGATGGCATTAAGAAAGTGGCTGACATTAAAGAATTCAAATTTAGATACTACAAAAATTTTAGAAGTCAATCAGCAGATCAAAACACACTGGAAACCATTATACCCAAAGATGGCAATGAGTACAGCATACGCAAAAACGAAACTGCTATGGAGAATTACAAAAATTTCTTTGCCAACAGTTATGTGGATGAAGTGATTATGGAAGACAACATAATTACATTCAGCAAAAAATATGCTGAGCCTTTGCATTTTAAATTTGTGGATCACGGTGTTACTGTGGATAAATTAAAACAGATCACAGAATCCTACAGTGCCAACAGCTTTCCTGAAGTGCTCTATCTTACCAAGTATCTAGGCGATTATAATATAAGTATCTACGGCACAAAATATGTGCTGGAAAACAATCGTCACTGCGTAATACTAGAAAAATAATATGTTTGGACTATTTGGACAGGTAAAAATGGTATTCACCATCATAATGCTGCTGGGCGTGGCAGGTGCTGGTGCTTATGTGTTAAAACTGAGAGGCGACAATGCCATACTCAAAGGCAATCAAATCAAAATGGAACAGGCTTTGGAAACACAGACCAAATTTATTGAGGATCAAAAGAGAGACTTCGAAGCCATACTCAAAGCCAATCAAGAAGTGAACAAGTTGGTGGGCACACTGAAAAAAGACATAGATGATTTGGATAAAAGATTCAACAAGGGCACACGTGACCTAGGCAAGACAGCAATTGAAAGACCCGATGCCATGGAAAGAATTGTCAACAAAGCATCAGACAAAGCGCTGAGATGTGTGGAGATCGCAGGTGGATCACCATTAACTGAAGCAGAAAAAACAGCCACTAAGAAATCAGAGATCAATTCTGAGTGTCCAGCCATTGCAAATCCTCGTTATAAAGAATACAACAATTAACATGATTAAAATAATCACCATCATCACACTGAGCTTGTTTCTTACTAACTGCAGTTTATTGGGAGAAAAAGTGATCAAAGTGCTTACACAAGAACAAAGCAGAGAGAAATTGAACCTCAAGACTCCCACGTTGGAAGAGATGGAGAAGCTGAGATGGATCGTGATCACCAGCAACAATGCCCAAGAAGTATTTGCCAAAATGAAAGCAGAAGGATTGGATCCTGTGCTGTTTGGATTGAGTGATGAAGACTATGAGCTATTGGCCAAAAATTTTGCACAGATTCGCAGCACTCTAAAACAAACACAAGACATATTGGATCGTTATAAAGAATATTATGAAGGAACAACTAAAAAAGATAACAGCACAAACGACTCAGTGGCTCCAAACAGCAGCGATAAAAAGTAAAACTTTTTTTTCCCACGCTGTTCAACATTCAGCCATGGTGTTTGCCAAGATTACTCACGCAGTGAAGTTAATAATCACAGCCATCAAATATGGGTATCAGATAGCAAAGAAGATTGTGTTAATCACAGGTAAATTCATCTATTGGCTGTATGACAGTATTGCTGCCATATTTAGAAAAGTTCCGGCAGAGTTGACCTACTGGCACGATGGAGTGCAGAATGTGGTACAGGTGGATGATTTTGTGGAATTGGCACCCAATATGATACAGTATGAGGACAGCGACAGCAAAAAAAGAGTCAAAGTCAAAGCCGAATATCCCATCAAATACATTCTAAAAGAAAAATAAATTTCTATCACTTGACTTTTGACAGAAAACCACTATATTATAACATATGGATCCTTACAAAGTTTTAGGTGTTGATCGTAATACCAATGAAAATGACTTGAAAAAAGCCTACAAGAGCAAGGCCATGAAACACCATCCGGACAAAGGTGGTGATGAAAACAAATTCAAAGAATTAAACGAAGCCTACGACATACTGAAAGACCCTCAAAAAAAGGCTGCCTATGATAGATATGGCACCACCAATGTGCATCAGCAGGGTGGTGATAATTTTCATTATAATTTCAATGGTGACATCAATGATATATTCAACAATTTCTTTGGAGGCGGAGGAGGACCATTTCAAAGAGCCAGCACATTCAGATCCAATCCTCGCAATGCAGACATCAACATAGAAGCCACTTTGGATCTTGAAGATGTGATGAACGGTAAAGCATTGATTGCCAGTTATAGATTGCCCAATGGACGTCAAGAGAGTGTGAACATAGACATTCCTCCTGGAGCAGAACACAACAACATGATTAAATTTTCTGGACTAGGATCTGATTCTGTATCCAATGCTCCACGTGGTGATCTCATAGTGAGAATTAAAATATTAAGGCACAAAACTTGGGAACGAGACGGCATAAATTTGCACACAAAATTGAAGGTCAATATGTTTGATCTCATATTGGGCACAAGAAAAGAAATTCGCACATTGTCCAAAAAGAACCTGTCAGTCAGCATACCCAAAGGCACACAGATAGGCACTGTGTTCAATATCACAGGTGAAGGCCTGCCCAACATACACAACAATCGTCAGCGCGGTAATCTTTATATCACCATTGTGGCAGAAACTCCCACAGTGGAAAATGCAGAATTGTTGCAGAGGATAAAAAACATACGTGATGAACTTAATTAAACACCCCAACGATTGGTTGACTCGCACAGTAAAAGATTTCGATTTTAACAGTTTAGATGCAGAAAAAATTGAAAAAGATATGATACAAACCATGGTGAGTGAAAAAGGCATAGGACTGGCTGCCAACCAAGTGCAGTTGGATGCCAAAATATTTGTGATGCAACCACACAACCTGCCTAAAATTAACGCACCATTTGCAGTGATTAATCCTGTGATTGAACAAGCCACTACTGAGCTGGTATTGATGGAGGAAGGCTGTTTAAGTTTTCCAAAATTGCATCTTAAAATAAGTAGGCCTCACACCATAACGGTTAAATATATTGACAGCAGACAAAAAGAATGTATAATGATATTAAGTGAAATAAATGCAAGAATTTTTTTACATGAATTTGATCATTTGTATGGAATTAACTTTATCGACAGAGTCAGCAAACTGAAACTGGAGATGGCCTTTAAGAAACAACAAAAATTACTCAATTAATATGGTAGAACCCAGCGACGAACTACAACGCATATTTGACAAAGCAGTGGAAGATGCTGCCAAGCTCAAACACGAATATGTCACAGTGGAACACCTGCTGTTTGCCATGCTGTGCTATGACAAATTTATGAAGGCTCTAACAGATTTTGGAGCTGATGCAGAATCATTAAAGAAAAATCTTGAAACATATCTCAAAGAAAGATTAAAAGAGATAGAACTGATTAGCCCTCCTGCCAAATACAAACCCAAAAAGACTGTGAGTGTGGAAAGAGTACTCAACAGAGCATTCACACAAACATTATTCAGTGGTAGGCAACGAATAGAACTTACAGATGTATTTCTCAGCATGATGAGCGAGAAAAAGAGTCACAGTTATTTTTATATTGTTAAAGCCAATATTGACAAAGAAAAATTTGCTGATTTTTTAAACTCTGAGGTAGAGACAGAATTTGGAGTGGAAGAAAACGCATCGGTCACACAGAGAGCATTGAATCTTTACACCACTAATTTAAATGCTGAAGCTAAAAAAGACAAGATAGATCCAGTGATAGGTCGTCACGCTGAGTTGGATCAAATAGCATTGGCTTTGGGCAGAAGAATGAAGAACAATGTGATCCTAGTGGGTGACCCAGGAGTGGGTAAAACTGCCATAGCAGAAGGATTGGCATTGAACATTGTGACCAATAAGGTGCCAGAATTTTTAAAAGAATATCAAGTGTACAACTTGGACATAGGTGCCATGTTAGCGGGCAGCAAATACAGAGGAGATTTTGAAGAAAGATTCAAAATGGTGTTGCAAGCATTGAAGAAAAAAGGCAAGACCATTGTGTTCATAGACGAAGCACACAACATCAGCGGAGCAGGATCAGGCGGTGGAGACAAAGGATCCAATGACTTGGCCAATCTATTAAAACCTGTGTTGACCAAAGGCACACTTAAAGTTGTGGCCAGTACCACTTGGGAAGAATACAGAAAATATTTTGAAAAGGATCGTGCTCTCATGCGCAGATTCCAAAGGATCACTGTGGATGAACCCACACAAGCAGTGACCATAGACATCCTTAAAGGTCTGAAGAAATACTATGAAAATTATCACAAGGCACAGATCACTGATGCTGCCATTGAAACAGCAGTCAAATTGAGTTGTAAGTATCAAACAGATAAAAAGTTGCCTGACAAGGCCATTGATCTAATAGATTTAGCGGGCAGCAGATTCAATATTGCTCCCAAAGACACACGCATCATAGACTCTGCGGAGATAGAGTTTGAATTAAGCAAAGTGATCACTATACCGGTGGAGACCATACAGCAGAGAGAATCCAACAACCTAGCCAATCTTGAGAAGAACATGAAAGCAGAAGTGTATGATCAGGATGAAGCTATCACCAATATTGTGGACAAAGTATTAATCTCTCAAGCAGGGTTGAAACGTGAGAACAAACCCATAGGATCTTTCATATTCATGGGACCAACTGGTTGTGGAAAAACTGAAACTGCCAAACAGTTGAGCAAACATCTTGGTGTGAAAATGGTGAGATTTGACATGAGTGAATATCAAGAAAAACACAGCATCAGCAAATTGATAGGATCACCTCCAGGCTATGTGGGCTATGAAGAAAATGCTGGACTGTTGATCACCAAAATACAAGAGTCTCCCAACTGTGTGTTGCTGTTGGATGAGATTGAAAAAGCCCATCCTGATGTGAGTCAAATACTGTTGCAGATCATGGATGAAGGCACAGTGAGCGGCAGCAACGGCAAAGTGGCAGATTGTAAAAATTTAACACTGATATTGACCACCAACTTGGGAGCAGAACAGTCAGAAAAAGGCAGCATAGGTTTTGGCGATACTATGGATGAGGGATATTCCGACACAGCATTTAGAAAGTTCTTTACTCCAGAATTTAGAAACAGATTGGATGGCATAATCACATTTAAAAAATTAAGTAAACCTACCATGATCAAAGTGGTGGGCAAATTCTTAACAGATCTTAAAACATATCTAGTGGAGAAAAAAATACAGGTCACTGTGACTGATGAAGCCATAGATTATCTAGTGGACAAAGGCTTTGATCCCAAGATGGGAGCAAGACCCATGCAGAGATTGATAGATCAGGAGATTAAAACTCCTATGGCTAAGGAATTATTGTTTGGCAAACTTAAGAATGGTGGTAAAGTGACCATCAACGCTGTGGACAATAAGATAGTGCTGGAAACCATAGAGTCTATGACCTCACACACAGCCTAGCAATAGGACTAAATATACACATGCCAGCATACAGCGAAACAATACTGCCAGCCACGGATCATCCCAATGACAGCACCACGGAAACGGTGTTGGGACAGCAATTCAAAGGTGATGGATACTATGGTCGCAGCGATGGTTTTCATACCATACAGATCACAGTGACAGGTTTTGAAGGCAACATTCGCATGCAAGCATCATTGGCCACTGCACCCACTGCCACAGATTGGTTTGATGTGACTGGTACCACGCACACTGCTCCCACAGCGGTTCATGCCAACAGCACAGGTAGTTTTTTTTACAATTTTACTGGTAATTTTGTGTGGGTAAGAGCCAAAGTGATCTACACAGAAGGCAACATAAACTCAATTAAATTGAATCATTAATATGCAACATTTTTTTAGTATTATAGGTAAAAATATCAATGCAGAATCCTTGGTGGATGTGGCGTTGAGTGAAAGTGCCATAGGACTGTTTGAAGATCAAACCAATTATCAAATATTTGAAGACGAACAAGGCAATCAAGTGCTGCGTGTGGAACTGCACAGAGCACTGGATGAAATAGAATCTGATGAATTGGCCGAAAGCCTCAATGAACAGTTGAAAGAAATGGGTTTGGAAGAATTTGACATAGAAGTCAGCACCAACGAACAATTGGATGAAGAGACCTATGAAGGTGATGATTTCCACAGTGCATATGATGTGATGTGGTTCAACGAAGATGATGCATTGGATGAAGCAGAATACAGAGGACGCAAAGTGCCTTTGGGCAAACCCATGAGAGGTGATGTGAAAAAATTCAAAGTGTATGTGCGTAAACCCACTGGCAACATAGTGAAAGTGAATTTTGGTGATCCCAACATGAGGATTAAAAAATCCAATCCAGCTAGACGCAGAAGTTTTAGAGCCAGACACAATTGTGCTAATCCAGGTCCAAGAACCAAAGCAAGATATTGGAGTTGTCGCAAATGGTAAAAGCCACAGATTATAAAACACACAGAAAAACTGTTTCCAAAGAAGATCAAGAAGTTTTCGATTGGATAGGACAAAAATTACAGGACATCTATGATGGCAAAGATCCATATATTTCCGAAGAAGAAGCAGAAAAAGATCGTCAAGCATGGTTAAAGACTCAACCAACAATTGAACCAGCACAGGAAAGATAGCAATGAAAGCTAATGAATTCACAGCCATAACCAGAGACAATATTGGATATGATATTTTAGAAGATATCTATCAATACATGCTGAACGACAGTGAGTTTTTTAGAAAAAATTTCTTTCCAGTGGCCAAAAGATACAGTGACAATCAAAAAGAAATGATGGAAAAGAATCCAATGGAAACTTGGGGTGGATGTGTGGATAAAGCAATCAATGAATATTTTGAAAAATTTAAAATCAACGGCAAGCAAGAAAAGATTATCAGTGCAGATGATAAAGTGGCACTCAGCAACAAGATTGTACAAGGCTTGTCCAAACATCCAGTCAAGAATGCACAATGAGACTGATAGAAATCAATCAACCAGCGCCTAAAATTGCCGCGTTTGCCTACGGCAGAATGAATCCACCCACCACTGGTCATAAAAAATTAATAGATACCATCTCTACTCAACCAGGAGATCATTTTTTATTTTTAACACACACGCAAGATACCAAATCAAATCCTCTCAGTTTTGCGGACAAATTAGATTATGCACAGAAGATATTTCCCAACATCAAAGTGGGTGATGCTGGTGTGAAAACCATCATTGATGCCATGAAGAAATTGCAAAGCATGGGCTACAAAGACATCATATATGTGGCAGGCTCTGACAGGGTGCAACAGTTTGATGAATTGTTGAACAAATACAATGGCAAAGACTATCAATTCAACAGCATAAAGACCATAAACGCTGGTATGAGAGATCCTGATGCAGAAGGTGCTGCAGGTGTGAGTGCCAGCAGAGCTAGAGAGTATGCTGTGCAAGGTGCTAGACGCAGTTTCTTAAACACTATACCTGCAGACGAAAAAACAGCCACTGAGATATACCAAAAAATACGACAAAATTTAAAACAACCAGCATAAATATTGTATGGACGAGATTGATAAATTAAAAAAACTGGCAGGCATAGACACTTACAGCAATACTATGCCGTCTGTGGAAAATATCAGTTACACAGCACAGGCATTGAAAGACAAAGAAAAAGAATTAGGCCTAAAACCAGGCGATCCAGATTGGTTCAAACTGTGGTTCAGTTTGCCACACATGACTGGTTCAGTACAGAGCAAATTCAGAGGTAGAAAAAAATGAAGCTAAGAGATATTATATCAGAAGGTTCGCAGATGTCCGGCAGCATGGCGGCCAGGAAGAAAAAACTGGACATGATGACTCCTGACGAAATAAGAGCAGTGTTCAAAAACAGAGAAGATGTGGCCAAGCAGGCCCGTGGTGGACAGATAGCACCAGGATTTTCAGCCAAAGAACTGGCACAGAGACAGGAGTTCAGCTATGGCAGAGAATTTGCCAAAGGTAGACCATACTCCAAACATTTTGAAAGCACTCAAAAACCTTATGTGAGTCAAGCTGCAGACGGCCAATGGAATGTGCTGGACAAAGATGGCAAAACAGTGTTCTCATCCGGCAATTATAATGTGGCCCAAGATTACTTCAAAAAAAATTACGATAATCTAAAAGAAATAGAATTAGATGAAGGATTAAAAGACTGGTTGCAAAGAATGGCCGTGGCAGGAATCATTGTGGGCAGTGTGGCAGGCATAGGTTCCATCAACAATGCCATCAACAACAATGTGCCAGTGATACAGGCCATGAACAAAGCGTTGGATGTAGCCAATCAAAAAGGCGATACTCAATTGATACAGAATATCAAACAAGATATTGAAGTGGCCAGATTGAGTTTGGATTCAGGCAGAGATTTAAACACAGTGAAAAACATGCAGGACAGATATGCCAAGTTCATGCCCGCAGATTACAAAAAAGAGAATTTAAGTTTCAAAGATAAAATTGCAAAAAAAATTGTTCAACCTGTTAAAGATTACAACAGTGATAATGAATTGATCATGGTGATTAATCCTAACGACAAACAAGGAATAATTAAGATTCCACAAAAGTCTTGGCCGGACTATGAAAAAAAAGGATATGTGCAGGCTGAATCCAATGAAAGCTATGGTAGATATTGGTGTTCCACTGATAAAAAATTCAAACAAAGACAAAGCCCCAAACAAGACAGATCTTAAAAAATTTATGGCTAAGGAAAAACCCTATTGCATCAATTGTGGCAATGATAGCCATTGCAAAAAAACTTTGAAAAGAAAAGAGAGCGAACATATTGGCGACAAAAAAACACGAGAATGGGTGATTGAAGTGTGCAGACGCTGTCACTGTGCCAATTGTGAAAAAGACTAATGAAGATTACCGAAATACTATCTAACCAAAAAATATCTGTTGATTTATACAACAAACAGTTGTATAATAAACACATGACAGAACAATCTAATGTCAAACCCATTGTGTATTTGGACATGGATGGCGTGATTGCAGATTTCTTTGGTGGAGTAGAACGTTTGTACGGTGTGGATCACTGGAAACAGCTGACATCTGACAAGACCAAAGACCTACGCCAAGATGTGATTGACAGAATAGCAGGCACAGATTTTTTTGCACATCTTCCCAAGTTCAGCAGTGCAGATGCACTGATCGAGATGATCAAGAAATTCACAGGTGGTCAATACAGCATACTGACTTCACCATTGAGAGGTGACACTGAAAACAGTGGCTATTACAAGAAAGTATGGATTGGCAAGCACATAGTCAAACCAGATGACATCATTGTGACAGGACGCAAAGAATCCTATGCTGTCAAAAACGGTGTATCAAATATTTTAATAGATGATCGTCCCATCAACATAGACAAATGGCAGAGCAAAGGTGGCTATGGCATACTGTATCAGGCCAACAAGCATCCACTCAGCAAGATCACTCAAGCACTAGAGCAATACAGTCAAAAAACAAAATCCAAAGAAAAAGTGCCTGTGGAAGATGCAGCAGGTGTAGGAATTATTACCAAACAGAACACCACTCGAGATGTTAAACCAGGTGAGATCCGCAGACAAGCAAAAAAATTAAAACTGGTTTAATACCATGAAGATTCGTGAAATAGTGTTTAAGCATAAACTTAAACAATCTGACATAGACAATCTACGAGCTCAATATACACCATTCAAAGACAAGGCTTTGCCAGCTGTGAAAGGTCAGGCATTGCGACAACATTTGAAATCTTTGTCAGACGAAAATTTAAAACTGCTGATCAAAACAGACATACCACATGTGAGTCACAAAGCCCAAATTGTACTGGACATGAACAGATATGCTCAAATGCGTGATCCCATTATCAGTCCACTGGGCAACGTGGATGAGAACTTTGCGGATGGCCGAGGACCAGGCAAACCAGGTGACAGCAAGCGAGCAGGCATACCCAAAGGTGCCACCATCACACAATTAAAGAAGATACGCAGTTCTAACACAGCATCCGCACGCAAGAAACAACTGGCACACTGGCAGATAAACATGCGTCAAGGACGCAAACGCAATAAATAATAGTATTAAACAAATACTGTTATGAAACTCAAAGAAATCACACAAGGACTGCAAGAAAAACAGGA